ATGATAATATCTATGTTCAATTATTCTTCTAGATAGTTTTCTTTTTGTGCAGCCTATATAACTCTTCCCGTCCGGTGTTACACCCCTGTATATTGAACAATTCATATCACCTTCCTAAATTTTAATACACCAGTTTCATAATATTCATCGAGATTTTGTTTCATCATTTCCATAAGCTCGTATGATGTTCCCTGTCTTGATTTTTTTGTCGACTCTAATAAGACTACATCAAAAGTATTGCGATCAGAAACATCTTCCATGAACTCCATATTCTGTTTAGTAATCCCAAACCCAAGGAATGACCTAACCTCTTCTAGTGCTGTTTGATTGTTTCCTATAAACGAATTATCCGACCTTTCTCGATTGGTAATCCATTTAATGTTCCCCTCCATAAACGACCTTTGACCGAAAGTGATTACTTCGATGACACCAGAGGCGCTCTCATTTATAGATGGGCTGATACCTTCGACGTTGTTTTCAAACGCTTTGTAATTCTGAAACGAGTATTGAGGTGAATATTCACTTCCAAGCGCTTCGTCGGCTAAATAAGAGGCTGATCCTGTTTGTTCTGTCGTGTAACCGAGGAGCGAGTAGATAGATGCGCCAAGATTAGAGCCTGTGGTGACAAGAAGGTCAAAATCATCGTCAGCACTAATAGTGAGGAAACGAGTGTCGCGATCAAAAGTAACTGTGTATGTGTTATCGCCTGCATCGTTTAAACCCCTTTGTATCTCTACTGCTAACTGACTCATTGAATATGTACCGACTAAAAACGTAGCCGTTAACTCTATATTGTCCTTATTAGGCTCTATGAAATTAGCCAGGTTTGCACCCGCACTAATACCATCTATATAATAAAATACTGATTTAGTTTTTATAGTCATGCGAATGATGCCCCTTTAATAACCACACCATCTTTCTCGAAAGCATTGTTTATGATATCGACTATTCTAATACCGCTCTGATCCGAATCTAATACATCACCTTGAATCACAACTGATACTTCGGTGTTTGGTTCTTCTCTTTCCTCGGCTTGAGCTACAGCGGGTGAGTCCTCTATTCCTCCGGCAACAAAATTACCTCCGGATGCAATTCCACCACCGACAGTCGCACCGGATGATGATTCACCACCACCAAATATAGATTTAGCAACTGTCCCGGCTGCAATTAGAGCAGCACCAGCTAATATCGAAGCACCTGGACTAGAGAATAACGCCAACTGAGCAACACCTGTAGCGACAAATATCTTACCCATTTGTATGGCCATATCAGCCATCATATCTAAAACCATAGAGCCAAACGCCTTAAAAACATTTTCACCCTGCATAACTGCTTTGGTTATAGTTTCAATTCCATTTGCAACACCATTACCTAGTGTTTGGTTCATTGATTTGTTTATATCTTTCGCTGTTTTATCAACGATGACACCGGCTTTCTGTGCAGTTTTTTGTAAAGCTAAGATTTGAGCGTTAGCACTATTTAAAACAACCACTCTTCTCTGATCGGCTTCCGATTGATTTAATGCTTTTGTTTCCTCGGCTAAACCAATCGCCTCCAGCTCTGCTGCTAACTGCTGTTCGATTATCTCTTGCTTAGCTAAACCAATTATACCTAGATTTTGAAGAGATACTTGCCTTGCCTTTTCCCTTTCAGCCTCTTTTAATGCCTCGGCTTTAGCAACGGCTTTAGCTTCTAGCTCAGCTTTTACAGCAGCGCTTTCATCTGGACCACCACCAGTGGACTTAATTAAGGCATCCCTTGTGGCTTTGAGTTTCTTAATCTCTTGCTCAGTGTTGATAATGCTTAATCTAGTATCATCATCAATTCCAAAAAACTTAGAGAAAGAATTGTCTTTTTGAACCTCTAGATCAGACTTTAAATGACCCAATCTTTTTTGTAGTTTCTCTATCTCTTGATTTGTAGCCTGTAAACTCGCTGTCCCGCTTCCGGATAAAAAGTTTAACCAGAACTTAGAAGGCGTTATTAATAAAACCTCTGCTATTTTCTTAAGATTCTCTGATATAATAGGAGCGTTACCTTTAAATGCGGCACCAGCCTCTTGAAATACTTTTATTAATGTTGTCGCCGATTCAATTATCGCGGGACTTAAGGCGTTGCCTATTTCAGAACTAAATATTTTAGCATTATCCGCTAGTGTTGAAAAAACTCCCGATAATGTTCTTGATTGTTTCTCTAAAGAACCAGCAAACAAACCACCTTCCACTGTCATAGACGTAAAGGCTTTTTGAAATTCATCGGCCGTAACTTTCCCTTCTTTAACTAAGTCTCTAACAGATGATTCGGCAACACCCATTGATTTGGCAATCGCCGGACCAATAGGAATAGCTCTTTCTTGTAATTGTAAAAGCCTTTCACCTGTAAGTTTTCCGGCTGCTGCTACTTGACCGAAGATAAGGGAAAGCTCTCCTATTTCAGCACCAGAACCAGCGGCAACCTCGCCTATCTCTTTAACCTGGTCGGCTACGGATCCAGCACTAAATCCAAATGATATTAATTTTGCAGAGGCGTTAGCTATATCCCCTAATTGAAAGGGTGTTGAGGCTGATAATGTTTTAAGCTCTTCGAAAACAACACCGGCAGCACTAGCACTACCAGTTAACGTTTCTAATCTTGTTTGTATTTTTTCAAAGTCGGCTGCTGCCCTAACTGCCACACTGGTGGCAAACACTCCAGCAGCAACGGCACCCAATGATATTAATTTTCCTTTAATACCATCTAAAGCTTTAGACGCTCCAGAACTAAAACCCTTAGAGAAATTCTTTCCAGTTTTCTTACCAGAGTCTTTTGCTTTACTAGACAGCTTTTTAAACTGCTTAATCACCTCACCGGTGTCAGCATCAATTTCAATAACAATCCGTTCGTCAGTCATTCAATTTCCTTGCAAGCTCTTCAAAAGACATTTCTTTTCTAAAACCATCGGGATAAGCCATTTTCCTCATATTCCTATGGTAATTTTTACGACTTTCACCTTTCATTTTAGGGTAATCGGAAACATTCATATCAACTAATGTGTCCTGTGCCTCTATAACTGTGATCGCATCGAAATATCTCTGAGCTATTCTATGCGGTAAGCCTTTTATATAATCGTGGGTCCATCCGTAAAAATAAGCCAGCTTCGCGAAAAAGAAAAACTCAGGTGTTACTTTTTTTCGATGTCTGCCCCGTTAACGGATTGAACAACGTCAAACATTTGGTTGAGAGTCAGGCTTCTAATAACCTTTTCATCCCCACCTAATTTTGCAAAGTAATCAACATATAACTCATAGGTTTCTGTTAACTCTCTACCTTCGACCTTTAACTCTTTTAAGTAGTCGAAATACTCTTGAGGGGATGGTTCTCTTAAAACCGTATCCCCCGCTGGAGTTTTTAATTCAAATTCTTGCACTTCCGTAAAATCAAAAGTCTTTTTACTCATTGTTTATATCCCTTAGATATAGACGTCCTGATCATGATCGCCAAACGTCATTAAGTTAATTGCGCTTTCGACTTCCGTGTCTGGTAATGCTGTAAATGTTACTTCCATCATCTGTGGATCTTCTCCAGAGAAATTAACCGATGCAGGTTTTGGAGCACATTTCCATAAGTTTAAATCAAAGCTTCTATCCGTAGATGCTTTACGACTTGGGTGTAGAATTAACTGACCACCTAAATCAAAGAATGATTGATATAGTCTTGAAGTACCATAACCAACTAACTCGCTACCACCAGATGGCGTGAACGTGTCACCTGTTACAGAACCAACGATTGTTTTCCATCTTTCTTGAGTCATTTCCATTAAAGAAACTGTAACCTCAACATTTGAACCGATGAAAACTTCATCTTGTGGGATTTGACCTGTTTGATCAGCAAAGATCTGAACAGATTGCGCTTCCATAGCTAGTTCCACACCGCCTGAAGTCTTACCTAGATCACCACCTAATCCGCTATTCGTTTGAACGAATACGAATGATGTATCACCATCTGTAGTCGCCTGAGTTACGGCCCCACCATAATATGATTTGATTAATACTTGTGATAGATCGCTTGGATTAACCTTTGCTCTAAAATTAGTGTTAAGGTCGATAGCAGCAGCAGTTTTAGCAGCTACCTCTTCCGCTGTTTCACCAGTTACGATACTAACTTCAATAGCCGTTCTTCCTGATGGTGCAGGGTCTACGCTTGATGCGTCTAAATCAAACCAAACATAAAATTCTTGATTAGATCCAGCGTGTGCGTCTGGTGCATCCATTTCAAAATAAGTTCCGTCTTGTGAATCTGCAATGCTATTAACGTCAACGCAAGAACCTTCTCTTCTTACCCACTTGACGTCAGCAGCACTTAATAAAAAAGTTGAGCCTTGTACGTTTGCCATTGTTTTCTCCTAAGAAACTGCACAGAAATATAACCTCACGTTAAATTCTAGTGCTATTTTAATTATATTGTCATTGCTTATATCTATCTCTCCAGGCGAACCAGAGAGATTTTCCACAGCATCCATTCCAGAGCTGTTTGCGACCTTGAAACTCTCCACATTCTTTGGATTGATTAAGCCATGTCTAATACATAAAGCCTTATCTAGTAAATTATCCAACGAATCCTGTGGAGTTGTAAAACCTTTCTTAAATATCGTTAATACCACTGTAAAACGGTCTTCTACAGAGGTGTCATTAGCTGGTGTCGAGGACCAGTTACTTAATTCTATATGGTATCTATTATCAAGAATAGAACTAGGGATATTAGAAGCATCTTCAAAAACAAGTGCATCCTTCCATTCCTTTAGAGAGTTATCTTCGGCTTTCACTCTCTCGTTAAAATATTTTCTAATATCGGAATAGTTGCTCATTTTCTAACTAGCCTCAGTGATCTAGTGTCATAGGCAACGGTATCCGTTTCACCGTCCCCATCCTTATCTAGTCTTAATTGAGAGCGATTTTTAGCCACGCTTTCTAGTTTTCTATATTGCTCTGCTTTTTCATTGAAAATATCATCGATTGAATTACTAAGGTTTCCGTATATCAGCCTTAGTGTCAAAAATTTGGACCAATCGTTAACCTCTTCGATATCAGTAACGGCTTCCTTAGTAAGTCTATTGCCATCGTTATCGGTAATTCTATGTTCGTCTAAATAAGTCAGGATTCTATCCTGTGCGTTGCGGTGAAAATTTAAGAATGAATTGCGTCCGGGTTTAACATATTCTAATATATCAGATTCATGAGAAGTTAATTCTTCGTCGCTAGAGAATAATCTATCATCCGCTTCCGAAATAATTGGAAGTGTTTTAGAAAGAGTTTGAGGACTGCCATCCGTAGTAATCCTCACACTCACTGACTTATTCCCATCCGTGGAATATTGATAGTCCAGATACATGGAGGAAGTTACGTCTATAAAGCCAAAGCCTGTGTCTGGTTCTATCTCTATTAGTGTAATGCTTGATTCGTCTGGTGTTATATAAGATTTACTTGCATCTAACCTAGTTTGGTCATCTACCTGTACGATATCTTCTAATTTTAGAACTGGGAAAATCATATTATAATCCTATTTAGACATCTCTTTCGTGCTCTCTATGTTTTCACATTTAACATCCCAGATATCCGCTGTTTTCATCGACCAGAAGAGATGTCCTAAAAGGACACCAAAGCCCAATACAACTAAAGGGTATTTGTAAGATCCTCTAATTATATAGGCCGATATTGAGGTTTTTTTACCTCTTTTTGATATTGTCCAAACATCATAAACAACCCATATTAAGGCGGTTACCATTAGTAATATAACTGTAATATCCATAATCTCACCTATATGTTAAACTCTTCCATTAAGTACTGTCTAATAGTCGTAGCCCCACCTAGCGAATTAGGTGCCGAGTCCAACCATGCCACATACTCTAAATCATCCTCTTCTTCTAGTTTTACTATAATCGACTTTCGTCCGTAGTTATCATCGGCAGGATCAGTAACAGTAGAGGAGTTTTTAATGAAATTTTCAAACTCCACCTCGTAATCATCCATAAATCTACGACCTTTCATAACTACGGATTCTAGGGATACACCTATAGGCATAAGAACCTCAGCCATCATGTTCATAGTAGGGATTTGTATAGTTTTAACTAATAACCCTCTGCGCTTAATCCCTTCGTCAATCATATCTTGTTTATTAACGTAGTAGTATTTTATGGTTGTTTTAACTTCTGGATGTAGTGTTTCATCTTCCTTATAGTATTGGCGATTAGTGACCCTATACATAGCAAAGCCAGAAGCATCTCTAGTGTAGGCGATATTAACCTTAATTACTGGGTCAGTGGGTGCGTTGTTCCCGTCCATCGACTTATACCAAATAACCTCTTGAACCTCACCCTTAATTGTCCCTGACTCTCTTTCAGGAATAAGTGCGCCAATTACTTCTTTCTTATAGTCGATATTGTGGAAGTGCTTATGAACAGCCTCTTCTTTAGCTATTGATAGTAGTTTAAGTGGTGAATCTGTGGCTATTGTGTCATCAAAGGCGGAGATGAATGAATCTAAATCCGTATCTTCCTGAGTGGTAAGGGCTTCACTAATTGTGAACCTTAAATCATCTGAGCCCATCTTAACCACATACACAATTTTAGAGTTGTGAGCTATAGCAGCTGTATTGAATTCATTAAGGTTGAATATGTCTCTGGTTTTATGAATAAACATTAATACCTCACCAGTTTAGCGGTGTAGTTTTTGATTTGAGCTGTACCACCGGTGGATTCTTTAGAAAACCTAAGAGTGAGAGTGTAGTTTCCGTTTGTAACCGAACCCAAGTCAAAACATTGGCTTCTCCAATTTTCTTGAGCTGTACCCGAGTCCTTATGTTCTTCAACATATTGTGGATCTAAAACACTACCATCAAACTCGATGTCAAATTCCATATCCGAACTAGTTGAATGACCTCTAACCGCTAGAGAAACATCAAGAAAACATGGACCCGTGACAGAAACATTAACCACGTCAATATAGATATCTTGCTTAGTTGTGGAATTAGGTAAAGTCACTGTAGCAGTTTCAGAGATAAACGCTTCGACAGTCATAGGTCCTTGTGGTCCCTGTGGTCCATCAACCCCTTGAATCCCCTGAATTCCTTGCGGTCCAGTGGGCCCCGCATCACCCTCTAGTGTTCTAGGAATACCATCATCTAACATATAGTAAGGCTCAACGCTTCCTAGTCCATCATCGAATATATAATGCAATACTCTGCCAGTAGCAGGCGCGGTAGGATGTGTAAGCCTAGTAGGTCTATTGGTTATTCCATTCATAATATATACTCCTCACCATCAACTGTTATATCACCATCAATAACTGGGCAGTTAAGTATAAGTGTTTCTCCAACTGGAATGTATAAATCCTCGTCGGAGGCGAATGTATTTCTCTTTAATAGCAAAACATCAGCGGTGTTAGCCCATAATCTCTTACCGTCAAATAGCGTTAGTATCTTAGTGAAGAACATTATCCAATTAGAACACAGTCATCTAATTCAACATTTAATTCAGTTGCACTAGAAGCTTTCCCTAGATATTGGTGAAGTTGTCCACTTGTAGTATTTGGAGTTTCAGTTACGCCACCAGCAGTATCTAAATATTGTCTCGCCCCTGGAGTCATCGCAGATAATTGCGTGTTAGTCCCTTCGAAATAAACAGTTGCTAAAGCTGGAGCTGTAACACCAGAAAGAACAAATCCGTTCGCATCACGCCCATTAGAGGCATCCGCCTTTCTAACTTTGGGAGTACCGCCATCGTCAAAAATATTAACAAAATCACCGGCAACTAAATCTTCAAACGAGATTATATCTTGTGTATCGGCTCCGATTCCTACAGGGAGAAAACTGCTATCGATTCTACCTGTTCCATCTGTCATTAAAACTTTGGACGCATCACCAGCGCCAGCGCTAGATGCAATAGCACTATCTAATTTCTTTTTTCCGTTTTCGAGGTTTAAAAACTTACCATCGTTAGCCATTATATTCTCCTATAATATTATTGGTTCTTGTATATTTATATGTAGGCCACCAGTGCCTGTTGCATATCCTATTAAAACCCTATAACTGTGCCCTGACAAATCGGGATCGGTTTGGGTTAACCCACCATTTAGATCAAGATAAACAGGTTCCCCATCTGTGAAAGAAAAAGAACTATCGAACATTTGTCCATCTATCTGATATCTCAACTCATTACCAATAGTGGCTGCTGTTAAACTCACCCCTACTATACTGGCATGTTGAAAATCTGTGTTAGCATCACCTAAAAATAAGCTGACACCATCTGTGTAAATAGCTTTTACAGCGCTAATTACTTCACCCGCAGAACCAGTTTCTCCTGTGGGGCACTTAACTGATATATCGTCTGCGTTTGATATAAAAACATCAACAGCCGGTTTACCTGGCCTACTTGGAGACTCGACAAACTTATCTAGCTCCATATCTCTAAAAGAGCATTTATCAATTGCCACTTAATAGCTCCTCTGAGATTTTAAACTCTCTATAGAACCAAGCGATAAACCTTTTCTTCCCTTTCTTATCTTCATATTGAGAAATATTAAAAAACTTATGGGAAGCTCCATATTTTGCATTGGTCGAATACATAAGACGCCGAAGACCCTGTGGGGTCCCCGACGTTATATAATCCGGTAAATCTTTGCTATGGATTAGTGACACTAATTAATCAGTTAGCATCGCAAGTAGTGGAGTTTTACCAACAGCGGCAGAACCTTCACCAAGTTGTAGTCCACCAACTCCATAAAGTTGATCAATAGCTACTTCACGTCCACCAGTACCATACTTAAGAGCTTCGTCTTGAGCTACAGCAGGTGATCTCTGGAAAGCAAAACCAGTTGATTCTGGACAAACCATAAAAGCTTGTTGAGCTTTAACTTGCTGATTAAGAACTACAGGCACTCCGTAAACGTAACCGATCATTCCGTTAACGATTGGAGAAGCTCCGTTTCCTCTGTAGTCATACTGAGAGAACTCAGGAAGTTTAAGCATAGCTTTTTCCTGGTCAGCAGCAATAACAAGTTTAGCAGTAGACATGTCAGCAAAGTTGGCAATTAGGAATTCTCTCATATCAAGAATATCGTTAATTGAAATATCCGCTGGTGTACCACCATTAACAGATAGACCAGCAGTTGCTTCCCATTCTGTGATAATGTCAGTGTTTACTTGACGTCCGTGTGCTCTTGCAGCTCTTGAGATTGCAGTTGCTACGTAATCAGTAGTTGATTGTAGTTCATCGTGTGCATCGTAACCAAAAAGAATAATCTTATTCTTATCTAATGCGATATCATCAACTGAATCAGTTAATGGAGTATTCTCAGAGGCAGCAGAACCAAAGGCTCTATCTTGAACTGTGAATGATGAATACTTAGGAATTGATACTTGCTTAGCACCTTTAACAGCTAAGTTAGAGTAATCAGCAACACATGGAAGTAGTGAAGCCCCTTCTTTTAATTCTCTTTGTACGATAGCGGCAATTAAATCCTGCTTCGTATTAATTAAGTTTTGAGCAGCCATATATTATCTCCTTATAAGATTAGCTTTGTTTCATTTTTTCAATAAGTTGTTCCGTGCTTAGTTTGGATAAATCCTCACTTGGTTCTTCGAACTTTACACCCGAAGATGGAACCATATCATTTACTCCAACCGGTCCACCAAAAAGCCTGATCTTTTGAGTTCTTTGATCGCGTTTTAAACCATCAACAATTCTCAATAAATCATCGGAGCTTACAGAATAGTCGTCATTAACTTCTACGCTTTTAAGTTCCGTCTTATCAATAAGACTGATAGCAACTTCGGCATCTACGCATCCAGCTTTTACAAGCTCGGTTGATAGTTGTGATTTAACTTGGTTCCAACCATACTGTGCAGTAGTTTTGTTGTACTTATCCTCAAGTTCTGTAGCCTTGTTCTTCCAGTAATCTGCCTTTTCTTTTAACTTGCCATCGGCTTCAAGATCACGTTGCTTAGTTTGCTCTAATTGAGCTTTAAGGGCATCGTTTTCTTCTTTGAATTTGATTCTTTGAGATAGAGCTTTTTTGTACGTCTCATAAGCAAGTTGGTTGTTTTCAGGCATCTTATCGACACTTTCTAATTTCCCATCCGCACTTGTCCCATTAGGAAGTGTGGCATCACCCTGAGCGATATTGGTTTCTTCTGACATTTTAATTCTCCTTTGACACTACTGTCAATTATTTGCGTTTCAAGTTCAGTTTGAACTCTCTCAGTATTGCTGATTTCATTGATTTTGTTATTTCTTGCTTGGTTTTGTCGGATATTTCCGTGTAATCCCTTCCTTGAGATATTAAATGTCTCCCGAGTTCTGGATTAGGAATACCCTTCCCCTTTTTTCCGCTTTTAGATTTATACGCCTTGTGATTTCCCTCTGGTCCTAAGTCAAATATAACGGATTTAGATTTTTTAATTATCTTAGCCTTGAATGAGCTTAGAAATCGACCCGTGAAGGTTAAGTTAGAGAAAAACCTTTTATAAAACCTCGATGTTTTATTATGTTTCTCTAATTCCTTAAGTCTTTTAGCGTAACCTGTAGATTTAGACTTAACCCTTCTACCGCTAGGCATAACACCCTCTTTTTTAATTGAGAGTAATATTCGGTTTTTAATCCTGTTTGCTAACTTAGGGTTTGCTAGAGCCTCCCTCGCTAGTCGCGCAGCCTTCCTGGTTAGGAGGTCGTTTAATCTTTTAGATATATGAACCTTATTCACCATCGAATACATCCAATAGCGCGCCAATAGTTAGCCTTAAATTAGGCCCATCGCTTGAACCTGTGGCACTTGCGTCCCTCGTTGCTTCATTAAAAAGCCTATCTAATGTGGTTGTTTGGAGTTCTTCTATATTGGTTTCTTTTTGACCACGCTTTATTTCTTTAAGCCTTCTATCGACTCGATCCATAACCTTCTTTTTAAACGTCTGATTTTCGTCAGGAATAAATCTTCTCTCAGGTACGGTTGAGTTACTGGAATTGTTCGAACCCATATTGTGATTGTATGCTTTCTTCCTTTCGGATGATTTAAAAACTCCCACCTCAATTCTATCGTCTGATCTGTTCTTAGATACGATGGCTTCACGTAGATCACCTTCCTCAAATAAGATAGACCTATCCCCATCCTTGGTTGTGCGTTTAAAACTACCACCACTAACAGGGCTTAATGATTCATCTAAAGATTGTTGGATACCTTCTATTAAAAGGCGACCAGCCTCTTCTTTAGCTATCTTCTTTTGGGTCCGATTCAATCCCTTCAAGTCCAGTTTGACCATCTTTGTTATCGGTTCCCCTAAAGTTTTGATTCCCATCCATCTCCTCGGTATCTTCGTCAATTCCCTTTAATCTTTCTTCGGCAGCGTCTTTATCTAAACCCTCAATAGCCATGATTGCATCAATCCTCGATGCAATACCCATATCAATTTTAGATTGCCAAACATCAACCTTCTCTTGTTCTGTTTGGAGCATCTCAGGACCAGCGAACTTAACCATTAGTTCCGATTCATCTGAAATATTTGAGGTTTTATATTTATCGTTAAGTAATTCTGGCGCGTTATTATGCCAAGCTTTTACTATCTCATAGACTTGCATTTCTGCACGTTGATAAGTTGAGTAATCCTCTTTAGTGGCTTTAAAATGTTTCATCATGCGAAGAAACTCTTGAACCCCACTATTAGAAGATCCACCACTATTCTCAGTTGTAACTACATCGGGGTCTAACCCTCTGCTTGTAAGGAAAGCAATAAGTTTATCGTTAGCATACTTTAAAGCTCCCTCGATATCAGCACCGGTTTGAGCAAAACCAAATTCTGGGCGTTGCTCCGATGATGAATCAATAGGGAGGTGTAAAAGAGAGTTAGGTCCGATTTGCAAGTTATCGGGAATCATATCTTTCTCTGCAATCATATATGCTTGTGCGAAACCTTGGTTTTGTACGATGTGTCCGATATCAGACATTGTTACCGAGTAATCAATAGTGGCATCAACGATAGCGTCACCCTGATTAACCCAATAAGTAAAATCCTTCTCTTGTGAGATATCAACAACTGGAATATGTCCTGGTATTGGTGATTCAATATCATCAGTTATGATATCGCCCTTACCATTCATTATAAAATTATGTTCTTTAGTCCATACTAAATAGCTACTCGATAAAGACTTCCAATCATCTTCGTCACCAATAACATCGTTGATCGCATCATTTCTCTGGTTAGTGAATTGGTTAAATCTACCAGAACTATGCTCGTTGTTATCTCTTTTGTGGTTTTGCTCAAAGAAGGTTCTATCGAAGTTGTTAATCACATAACCCATTGCCGTTTCTGGATCGCTAGGGTCTGGGATAGCGTCTATATGATGGTTCTTTAAAACCCTCATGATTAACTTTCCATCTTTCGGAACAATCATTATGTGGTTTTGTTGCTGTAATTTAAATGACTCGTTAGACCTTAAAAACTTAGCGTTTGCCATCATATCCCTATAGATAAGATTGATAGCGTTATCTTGGTCGTCACTAGTCTCGGTAAAACTTCTAAGTGGTTCGTCCTTGTATATCGACGCCTCTGCTTTAACAATCCTACGAGCTAGGTTTATATAAGCACAGATAGGTATCTCTCTAGCTGTAGAAGCCGAGTATCGACCAGCGATATTATCCCACACATGGTTATATAAATAATCGCCATAGATTTCCGATTGACGTAAAGA